ATTGCCGAAACACGGGCAACCTTATCAAACTCATTCAGCGCATTAGCTGCAAACGTCTATCCAAGTGTTCCCGAATCGCCCATTCCCCCAGCAATTGTGATCGTCCCCTCAACGCCGTACATGGAAGTCGTTTTGATCGGCAAGGCTGCAACAAAAGTCAAACTTAATTTTGCCATTACTGCCGTTGTTGCTTCCAATAGCAATGCGGGGTCATTGGACAACCTAGAAAAACTCATCATAGGAATTCTTACGGCATTGCCGTCAGGATACGTTGTTGACACCGTTGACAAACCAACGGTGTTGGAAGTCGGGCAATCACCCATGCTCGTTGCCGACATCAACGTTTCAACGTACTACACCCAAACAATCTAAGGAGACAAAGTGGCAACAACGATCATCACGGGTCGCGATCTAACACTGACGATCGGCAACGACTCTTACGACGCACAGGCGACCAGTGCGACTTTAACAAATACGCCAACAACAGAGACTTACCAAACGCTTGACGGTAAGGCTTACAAGACTATTGACAACCAATGGGCATTTGAAGTCGAAATGCTAGCTGACTGGGGTGCAGCCTCATCACTATGTGAAGAATTGTGGACTGCAATGGAAACATCACCAAACGCACCAATAAGCGTTTCATTGACCGCCGCAACCGGCGCAGTGTTCACGTTCAACGTTTTGCCAGTGTATCCAAGCGTGGGCGGTTCAGCACCGGACGCACAAACGATTACACTTTCATTTGTTGTCGTAAGCGAAGTTACCGAAGCATTCTAAACCTAACAATCGGGAGAAAAAATGAAACTAGCAATTACAATCGAATACAACAATGGCGATTCAGCAACTTACACGGCTGCACCGCCTGAGTGGGTAAAGTGGGAGAAAAGCACGGGAAATAACATTTCCCAAGCGCAAGACAAAATTGGAATTTCGGATTTGGTATTTCTTGCCTATCACGCCATGAAGCGTGAAGCGGCAGGAAAGCCGGTCAAGCCGATCGAAGTGTGGACAGAAACAATTTCTGACGTGCTGGTCGGTGACAACGAAAACCCAAAAGTTTCGCAGTCGGAAGCCTTGCAAGACTGATTTGGGAAGTAGCCTTGGCGACAGGGCTACCCCCAAATTGTTTTGAAACTGCCGAAGACATTTTGACCGCAATGGACATTTTAGAAAGGCGCAATCGTGACAAGTGAATTAGTCGCTTACGACAAAAATGAATTGCGCGGAATCATCAAAGCGTTCAAAGCAATGGACGAAGAAGCAACTGATCAAGCCAAAAAGCAATCAAGTGAATTGGCAGATTATGTCCGGTCAAGTGTTATTGACGCCGCTGCATTGCGTACAAGGGGTCAAGCCGCAGCCGTGAGAATTGCAACGGGCGCGGTTGTTTCCAAGTCGTCAAAGATCGGTGAAATTTCTTATGGGTTTGCCAAGCAGAAATTTAGCGGTGGTGGTACGACGCAGCAACTTTGGGGCGGCAATGAATTTGGTTCAAACACAAAAAAACAATTTCCAATTTGGTCGGGCAAAGAAGGTCGCGGGTCACGCGGTTGGTTTATTTATCCAACTTTGCGCAGAATCCAACCCGAAATTGTAAAGCGTTGGGAAGAATCGTTTTCGGTCATTGTAAAGAAGTGGAATTGAAATGGCAGCACCAAGTCGTACGTTAAAACTTTCCATTCTTGGAGACGTCAGCAATTTAGTTTCCAGCCTTAAAACAGGTGAAAAGGCTGCCGACGATTACACGAAAACGCTGAGTGATTTTGGCAAAAAAGCCGTTGCAGCATTTGCAGTCGTAGGCGCAGCGGCAACCGCGTTTGCCGTTCAATCCGTCAAAAACGCATTGGCTGACGAATCAGCCCAACGCAAACTTGCTGAGACATTGCGAGCGTCAACTACTGCCACCGAAGCACAAATCAGCGCGGTTGGTGACTGGATAGATACAACATCAATTGCCATTGGTGTAACCGACGACGAATTGCGTCCGGCGTTTTCACGTTTAGTCAGATCAACCAACGACGTTCAAAAGGCACAAGAATTGGTCAACCTTGCACTGGACATTTCAGTAGCAACCGGCAAACCATTGGAAGCCGTATCAAATGCATTGGGAAAAGCCTATGACGGCAACGCAGCCTCACTTGGCAGACTTGGATTAGGTTTAGATTCAACAATCCTCAAAGGTGGGGACACCGACGCAATCTTTCAAACCCTTACACAAACTTTTGGCAATTTTGCTGAGAATGAAGCATTAACAACTGAAGCACAATTTCGTCGAGTAGGCATTGCCGTTGACGAAGCCAAAGAATCTATTGGCGCAGCGTTGTTGCCTATTGTGGAAAAACTAGCTGCTTTCCTTATTGAAACCGCCGTGCCAAACATGAACACGTTTATTGCTGCATTAACCGGTAAAGGCAGTCTCGCCGAAGCAACCGAAGACGGCACATTGGGCGCATTTGAATTTGGCAAAATGGTTGAAAAGGTTATCAAAACCGTCTATAATTTACGTGGTGTTTTAATTGCAACCGCCGCAGTCATTGCCGGTGTTTTTGTCGTTTCTAAAGTAGCAGCCGCAGTTACCGCAACAATTCTTCTTATTCAATCATTGATCAAGGCTTACAACGCAATAAAGTATTCTGCACTTGCCGCGGGCGTAGCCGTTGCATTTGCAGCAAATCCATTTTTGGGTCTTGGTGCAGTTGCTTTAGCGGCGTCCGTTTTGTCCGGTGCAAATGCGTTAGCAAATCGCGAAAGTGACAACGTAGATAATTTGGGTGTACCAAAAAATCTTGTGACTGATTTTGGCACATACGTTCCACCCGCTTTCAAGGTTGACCAATTTCCTGGCGGTACAACTATGGGCGACTTGCCAAAACCAGGTGGCACAACCCGTTCGGCGTCGGGTGAAATTCTCGGTGCTGGCAGTGCTGAGCAATTAAGAAAAAGACTTGATTCAATTTTGGTCGAAATAAACGAACTTGTTTTTAGAATGTCAACAGGTGGAATTGCCAACACAACTGCGCAAGCCGAATTGTCTGCGTTAAAGGCTGAAATGGCAGTCTTGACAAAACAGAGCGAAGCCCTACAAAGACAAAGCACGGTCAACATAACAGTCAACGGCGCAATTGACCCTGAGAGAACTGCACGTCAAATTGTCGAGGAAATGAACAATTCAACCTATCGGGGCGGCGGCGGCGGTGCTGGCAGTCTTGTAATGCCATGACGCAGTGGAATCCAATTTGGCTTGTTGAAATAGACGGCACTTCTTACACAAGTGCCATTCTTTCTAATTTAACAATCACAAGCGGTCGCCGTAACATTTACGAACAGGCAAACGCGGGCTATGTCAACCTTGAATTGTTGGACGTCAATCAAACTGCAATTCCAGTCAACATCAACTCAACCATTGGCGTTTCAATTAAAAACACATCAAACACATTTGTGCCCATTTTTGGTGGCAATGTCGTTGACATAGGTTTGCAGGTGCGCGACATAGGAAACACCATGTTCACGCAAACTTATGCAATTACGGCATTGGGAGCGTTGGCACGGTTGCCAAAAGCATTGACCGACGGTGTTTTGTCCAAAGATGAAGACGGCGATCAGATTTATACAATTTTGCGTGAAGTTTTATTTAGTCAATGGCAACAAGTGCCGGGGGCATTAACGTGGGCGACGTACGACCCGGCGGCAACGTGGGCAACGGCTGGCAATACTGGATTAGGCGAAATTGATCGTCCCGGAAATTATGAATTAGCTGCTAGGTCGTCAAACCGTACAAACGTTTATTCATTGGTTTCAGCCTTAGCAACGTCCGGTCTTGGGTATATCTACGAGGACGCACAAGGTCGAATTGGTTATGCCGACAGTACACACCGAACCAATTACCTTGCTGCAAACGGATACGTTGAAATAGACGCCAATTATGCCCGTGGCAAAAACTTACAGATTCAAACCCGCGTCGGCGACGTTCGCAATAGCGTAACGATCAAATACAACGCAACAAGTAGCAGTGAGGAATCAGCCCAAGACGCCGCTTCAATAGCCTTATATGGTGAATTAGCACAAATCATTTCGACAACTTTGCACAATAAAACTGACGCTGAAGATCAGGCTGCATTTTACCTAGAATTACGCGCTAACCCTGAGCCTATTTTTAGCCAAATAACTTTTGACTTGACCAATCCTGAAATTCCAAATGTCCAGCGCGATCGTCTAATTAACATTTTCATGGGTGAAGCCATTGCGTTGAGCAACTTGCCATTAAACATGAATTCAGGGGCTTTTCAGGGTTTTGTGGAAGGCTGGACGTTTCAAGCCTCTTACAACCAACTTTCACTGACCTTGTTACTTTCGCCATTGGCTTACTCACTTCAAGCAATGCGTTGGAATGACGTGCCAATAACTGAAACGTGGTCAAGCGTGTCGCCAACATTAACATGGGAATCTGCCACAATAGTGGCTTAGAAAAGGAGAAAACATGACAAATCCAACAAGCAACTTTGGTTGGCAAATGCCAACTTCGACTGATTTGGTCACTGACCTTCCAGCCGATTTTGAAGTTTTTGGTCAAGCCGTTGACACTTCATTGGCTGATCTTAAAGGTGGTACAACCGGACAAGTATTAGCAAAAGCGTCGGGAACAGACATGGATTTTACATGGACAGCAATTGACCCGCTTGTCATTCTTGACGCAAAAGGTGATTTGATTACTGCAACGGCGGCTGATACACCGGCGCGCTTGGCAGTAGGTTCAAACAACACGGTTCTCACTGCCGATTCAACAACTGCAACTGGCTTAAAATGGGCAGCCGTTGCCGGTGGTGCAACTTCGACTTTTGAAAGTTTCACATCATCAGGAACATGGACAAAACCAACTGGCGTAACTAAAGTCAAAGTTTTGCTTGTTGGTGCTGGCGGTGCTGGCGGTGGCGGCGGTGCTAACAGCAAAATGGCTGGCGGTGGCGGTGGTGGTGGAATTGTAAAATATGAATACGTTGACGTTTCAGCGGTTTCAACAGTTACAGTCACAATTGGCGCAGGTGGAACCGGTGGCACAACTTACCCAGCGGCAGACGGCGGCGATACAACTTTTGGTGCGTTGCTTACAGCAAAAGGTGGGAAAGGTGCTTATCAGGGCACATCAACCGTTACAGATCAAAACGCCGGTGCTTACAGTTCTGACACAGGCGATCTTGGCGGTGGCGGCGGCGGCGGTGCCGGTGGTCCCGGTCGAACAGGTCAAGGTGCATTTTATGGTTCAAGTTGGGGCAGTAGCGCAGGTCCTGGTTATTTTGAAAAATACGGAAACGCAAGCGGTATTGGAAATTCAGCCGGTGGAACAATGAAATTTTATCCTGCAAATGCAAACAATTATGTTGTAGGTGGAGACGGTGGTTCAAGTTATCTTGGTTTTGGCGGCGGTGGCGGCGGCGGCGTTCGTGTTGACGCAGGGCAAGCGGTTGGTGCTGGTCAAGGTGCTAACGGTGCTGGTGACGGTTCTATCAATGCAGCCGGTGGAAATGCCGTAGCAAATACAGGCGGTGGCGGCGGCGGTTGCGGCGGCGGTACAAGTGCTTTCAACGGTGGAAATGGTGGAAGTGGATTTTGTCGAGTGGAATGGGTGCAATAATGACTAAACATGTAATACTAGAAAACAATGTTGTAATCAACATAATTGAAGCAGATGATGATTTTATTAAGAATGAAAATTTGCAAACAATTATTGAAAATAAAACAACAGGCATTGCAAAAATTGGTGCTAAATTTGAAAACGGCAAATTTGATGATTCTGAAATTGTAGATAATTCAGGGGTTCAATTGTCACGATTAAAAGAGCAAGAAACCCTTGCACAAATAGAAGCGAATTTGGCAAAACGTCAAGCAATTTCCGAACGTCTAGGCTTAACGGCTGAAGAAGCAGCATTATTGTTGCCATGACATACCCAAAAGGTACAAACGCACGGTTGATCGAGGTCGCTTTAGCTGAAGTCGGCACGGTTGAAGAAGGCGACAACCTAACCAAATACGGCAAATTTATGAAAGCCGACGGTTTGCCGTGGTGTGGTTCATTCGTCAATTGGTGCGCTGATCAAGCCGGCGTCAAAATTCCGTCAATGGTTTCAACCGCCGCCGGCGCACACAGGCTCAAAGAAGTCAACCGTTGGTCAAACATGCCGCAATTAGGTTCATTGGCGTTTATGGATTTTCCGCATGATGGCGTTGACCGAATTAGCCACATTGGAATTGTTGTTGGTCTAATTGACACCAAAACTTGTTTAACTATTGAAGGCAACACAAGTGGCACGGGCGATCAACGCAATGGTGGAATGGTTATGGTCAAAGTTCGCAATTATGGCGTTGGCAAGGAAATTGTTGGTTTTGGAGTTCCCAAGTTTGTTGCGTACAACGGGGAGTTTCCAAAAGTAGAAATACCTTCGGGAGCCAAACCAAAGAAGGGCAAAAAGAAATGAAAGAAGCAAAAGCACTAGCCGCGTCATGGGGTCGTTCATTTATGGCAGCCGCATTGGCGTTATATCTAGCCGGGGTCACAGACCCAAAGACTTTAGCCATGGCAGGGGTTGCAGCGGTTGCGCCGGTAATCTTGCGTTGGCTGAATCCAAATGATTTAAGTTTCGGGTCAAAGGGGAAATGATCAGAAAAGCCGCGGCGGCGTGCTTGGTTTTAGCACTTGCGCTAAGCACGTCCGCGTGCGGTTATCAAGGTTGGGTACGTTATGAATGTCAAGAATGGGAATTTTGGAATGAACCGCAATGTCAAAAACCACAATG